AGTTTGCCGGGTACAGCTATTTTGAGTTGTCCGATTTTTTGCCTACAGTGCAAGAGATTTTTGCGAAGCACAGTCTATGCGGTGTTATCTCTTACGGCAAAGAAGAAGCCCGTTTGACAATCGTAGATATGGATGAGAATGGCGGCTCTTTGGAAGTCACTTCACCCATGTCTGAAGCCTCATTAAAAGGCTGCCACCCAGTGCAAAATCTGGGCGCAGTGCAAACATATATCCGTCGCTATCTATGGGTTACTGCAATGGAGATCGTGGAGCATGATGCACTCGATTCAAGCAATGGGCCAGTAGAGAAAAAAGTGATGCACAAACCTACTGGAACACCAGAAGTTGATCCTGGTCAGATGGAAGTTGTAGAAGCTGTAGCTGATTCAATCCACAATCTTTTCTCTAGAGATGACATTTTAGGCGTCTATGAAGAATACCTTGGCATTGTGGATAGTGAAGCAAAAATAGCTCTATGGCAGCTACTCCCATCGAATATTCGGTCAGCAATTAAAAAACATGGTGATTCTTTGAAAGGCAAAAAATGAACAATATTTCAGTTAGCGGTAATTTGGGAAAAGATGCGGAAATGCGCTCATTAAGTGACGGTACTCCTGTACTCTCGTTTTCAGTGGCAGACAGTCAGGGGCGCGATAAAAATTCAATCTGGTGGGACTGCTCACTCTTTGGAAAACGTGCCGATTCACTTAAAAGCTACCTTGTCAAAGGCCGGCAAGTGACAATCATTGGAAATGTGACTGAGCGTGAATGGGTGGATAAAGACGGACAAAAGCGTAAGAGTTACGGCCTGCGTGTTCAAGATGTTGCACTCATGGGTGGAAAGCGAGAAGAAAACACGCAGTCAGAGCGTCAGCAGCGTTCCAAGCCTTCATCGTCTGAAAGTGGGTTTGATGATATGGATAACGATATCCCCTTTTGATTTACGGGCATGAAAGCGGATGCTGTGCTACTGGGGGTTCCCGGTGGGCCGGACACAGAAGCAGCGAGTAGTCCCACCTTTTTAAACTAAAAAATGAAAAGAATCAGTAAAGCAGACAGAATGCGCCAGTTGCTCAGACAAGGGGATTGGAGCATTCACGACATGTCAGAGGAAGCAGGATGCCACTATACAGGAGCCTACGCTCTTATATTGCGTGAACTTAAAGCTGGGAATGTCGCCCAGACTGGCTACATTGTTCAAGGCAGATCACGCTACAAGCTCTATACATGGGTTGGTGATGATGACCTGATTACCATGTCTATTAAGGCAGCAGAGTACCTTAAAGAGCATGCCAAGGACAATCTTGGTCAATCACTTGCCAATCACTTAATGCGTCTTGCAGGCGCTAAAACACTATGAAACTTGACACACAAACGATTATTACCGCAGGCCGCGATCTACAATTCTTTTGCCACGGCCAAGCCAGAGAAAACGGATGGTGGACAAACTTGACTACGGGAGAAACGCTGACAAGCACCGGCTACCCGAAAATCAACCCGACCAAGAATGTGTGCGAGTTGTTATGCCTGGTGCATAGCGAAGTCAGCGAAGCTATGGAAGGCCACCGCAAACTACTCATGGATGATAAGTTGCCTAACCGTACCATGTTGGAGGTTGAGTTGGCCGACGCTGTTATCCGAATCTTTGACATGAGCGGCGGTCTGGGCTTGGACGTGGCTGGGGCGATTGCTGAAAAGCTGGCCTTCAATGCTTCACGCTCAGATCACAAAATTGAAAATCGTCAAGCTGTTGGTGGTAAAAAGTTTTAAGGATTAAAAATGACAGATATCAAGAAAATTCTGGCAGAGCGTGGCGAAACGTATGGTGAGTTCATTGGGCACGCAAAAATAGCTCAAGAGCTTAAAAGCATCTATCGACGTGAACTTGCATTGCGTGCAAAGGTGCTAGAGGCAGATCAATTTGAGGCACTAGACATGATTGTTCATAAGATTGCCAGGATTATTAACGGCAATCCGAATCATGCTGATTCATGGGTTGACATTGCGGGTTATGCAAAACTTGTCGCAGATAGGCTAGAAAAGTAGGGAAAACACCTATTAAAAAAGTGAGATATGACTGCTAAGATTCAGGCTCAACAACTAAGGATAGATATGAAAACCTTTACCGCAGAAGAATTTGAGATTGAGTTTTATAAAGCCATGCACGAGTGGGCATCAGGTGGCAAAGTTGGCAAATTGCCAAGGGGTAACTGGGAGTATAGATATACAAAATCTGAAGATTGGAGACAGTCAAGTGAACTGCCGCACACCCCATCCTTTGATGATTTAGCTCAATACCGCTGGAAACCCGCCAAGAAACGCACAGTCGTCATTGATGGCGTTGAGCTTGTTGCGCCGGAGGTGTATGCGCCAGTTAACGGAACTACTTACTTCTGTGAGTACAACAAAGGAAACATAGAGTCCTACTCTCCTTGGGGTGGGGCCGACTTTGAATATGAATCACTCAAAAACGGCAAAGTATTCCTCACCCGCGAAGACTGCCAAGCAATGGCAGATGCGCAGCGTAAACAACGGATGGGAAGTGTGTTGTGAGTACGGCAAATTATGACGGATATGAACAATTGGTTCAAGAAACTGCAGAATGCAGCCCTACTGATGGAGTATTTTTTATGAGTAAATACACACCGGGGCCGTGGACATTTTCAAAATCTGACATGTTTGGCGACTTACGTTTCTATGTCGCACAATCTGATGCTGCACCATACACACCAAATTTTTCGGACGTGGCCACATTGATTGCAGAAACTGTTCCATCTGAACGTCAATATATACAAGAAGCCAACGCCCGCCTAATCGCAGCAGCGCCTGAGTTGCTGGAGGCTTTGCAAGAACTGTTATCAGAATCGTCTGATGGGATTGCAACATCGCCGCTGACACGCAACAAAGCCCATGCAGCTATCGCTAAAGCAACAGGAGAAACGAAATGACATGGCTATTAGTATTTATGATATGTAAGAACATTTGTGTTCCATCTTATGCTGAAACTTATCCCAATAAACAAGAGTGTTTAAAGCATGTCGATAAAGAGGAAAGTTTTTTTCATAGACCCGTAAGTTATTGCATCCCGATGGTAATAGGAGAGGCGAAATAAATGAAAAAGAACCGCTACTCTGAAACCCATTACACGCTAATCGACGAGCTAATGGCATCTACGGTTAATCCATTGCCAGAGGCTTTTCGTGTGCATCAGTTGACCTCTATGTGGCAGGGTTTGCGGTCTATGGAGACCCACAACGACCCTAAACCCGATGATTGGCGTGTGGTCAGCGATGCCGTAAATTTAATGGAAACGCTGATTAAATCCGGTGTTGCTATTGATGAATCCGGCCTGCTTATGGATGCTATTACAGCACTTGCAGAGGCTGGACGTCGATCAATGGAGGGTAAAACACTGCGATTATCTGGGCCAGGTATGTTCGCAGTCCGATCTATTCTTGAGGACTATGCTGAATGTGTTAATGCACTACCAGCCCGGACAATGATACGTTGCCACCGCCAGACTGAGAAAAGAATGCAGGAAATACTCTCAGGTAAGCGGCAGCCTCATGATGTAGAGATTGGCTGATTACTTTGACGCAACGCCGTTAATTTTCTCAACCGTCCTTAGGCCACCTAAGCCAAGCATACCCATGAGAATAGGCATCATTTCACCAACATCAGCCGGTGTTAGTGTGATGGGGTGTCCATAGAGTGAAAGTATTAGTTTTGCGATTGGGAGGCCAATCCAGTTCCAAGCACATGCGAGGCCACAAACCCATCCGATAGCAGGACGCCAGCCACTCGTAAACAAACTTGGGCTGGCTGCTTCTACTTTGTTGGTTTCAATTTGACCTTGTATAACCATGACAGCAGCAGCAAGTTGTTGCTTTTCTTGCTCTGTTTTATCAGGCCAGATCTTATTGATGACGGTTCCAGCTAAATCAGCCACAGCGCCAACGCCTGTTATATCCATTCAATCCTCCATTAATCCAATGATCACGATGATGCAAGCTATCCATGCAAGTGCGCATATCCATATGGCTAGCTCGATCATGCTAAACCCACAATACCGGCTACAGTACCAGCATCAGTTACTGTGATGACTCGATTAATGGGTTTTTCAGGCACATGCGTGGAAACATGCACCCATTGTTTGCCATTAATCCCCTCTAGGATGATTTGACCAATTCCAAGCACTTGAACAAGGGGGGCCAATAAACGCGCAATCTCTGTTGGCGTACCAAAATCAGGGGCAATAAAATCAGCAGCGTGTCCTTGTGGGTGGTCTGACGTAGTGCGGCTTCCAATGGCTGAATTTAGCTGACTGCACCTGTACCCACTTGTGATGATAATTGGCGTATTTAAGGTGCTTCTAATTCGTTCTAGCATGTCTGCAAGCAAGACAAGGCGAGGGATTAATTCAGCAGGTGGAGTATTGTCAATCCCGAGTTGGTCAGCTTTTCGACTTGATGTTAATTCTGATAAATCAAAATGCTGGGAAAGTTTCATTTTTCATTCCAGTGAAGTCTATCTGTAATGCGCCTGCGCTTATTCTGTGCGTCATTGTAGGTTCTGTACAGTTTTGCAGCAGTGGCAACCATGAAAACGCCGATCCCCATAAACATAACTCCAAGTGACCATGGGGTGTCATTGTTTTTACACCATTCTGCCATCCCTAGAGCACCGATAGACAGGCATGAAAGCCCTACACGCTGGACAAGGGTGTCATTCAGATGTGGGGCTAGTACACCTAAAAGTGCCAGCCCTGCAATTAAATACAGAATTGCCACCATTAAAAATGTCTCCATATCATCCCCCAATGCGATTCTTAACACCGTTTATGGCTGTTTGCCACATATCTTTTACGGGTGTTATTTGAATTGCCTCCCAGATTTTGGCCGTGATTGCCATCCCAAACATGCCTACCAGAAACCCGGATAAGCCATCAGGAAGGCCAGTTTTCATAGAAATGTAGGGGGTTGCATACAGACTAATCACAGCACCTCCGAAACCCATTGCAAGGCGTTCAGGCCATGTCCCTTTGATGAAATTAAGGGATAACAAAGCACCAGCTACGCCAGATAGCTTGGCTGCAATGATATCGAAGTTGGAATCTGTCAAAAGTTATCCTCCCAGCCCAAGCAGTTAACAAAACCACTACCACTGCAAGCCCAATAGATATTGGATGATTCTACGCAAAATGCGCCAGCACCATATGAAGTCGTGGAAGCGTTAAAACTACCTTGTATTGGAGGCGGGTTTGTGCTAGTAGATGAACCGTAAGCATTATTCGGCCCTGCAATTGCGATATTACCAGCCGAAGTCACACCGATTGTCAACATGATGGTTGATGAGGTTGTCGGTATATAACTTGAAGTTGATATAGATACGAATGTTGGAGTTCCAACAGAGCCAGCGGTTCCAGTTGCCATTTGTGGCAAAGTTGCTACATTGGAGCCCGATGCAACGACATATTGAGCCCTTTTGCCATATTGCTTGAAACTAAGCGGATATTTATTTCCACTGGCATCAGTACGAATCCAGCCAATTCTTGCTTTAAACGTGTAGCCACTAGGCATAGTTGGGGCCGTCGTAGATAATGAGATAAGACCAGCAGATGTCGTACCATTATAAATAACCCAAACGCTGTACCACGTCGATGCCGCTAAAGTTCCAGTATCCAATCCATTTGCACCACTTCCAGCAGAATTGACAGTAAGTGATAATGAACGCAATGTCACATAAGAATTAGATGCATCCTCAACTACTATTTCATCCGAACTAATTGCAACACTTGCAGAGGTTCCAGTCGATGAAAGTTGCAAATTCTTAAATAAACCTTGGACAGTCGATTGAGCTACGGTCTGTGGAGATACCCCTTTTGCTGGATTTAAAAGCACCCATTTCCCGTAAGTTGTGCTGTAGTCTAGGTCAGCATCACCTAAAATATCACCTGCTACCAGTGGAAGATTATTTCCCTTGACAATTGTTGTTGCCGATGTAGTGCCTGCGGCAAAAGTTGGATTAACAACTGTATTGGCGGAGCAATCCTTCAAAACGACTCTTAAACCTTTTGTCAATGTCGTGACATTGGGAGAAAATGTAGCCGTTATTGCATCAGCAGTCCCGCCAGCTGTCGATACAGTAGTTGAAGAGTCATTTGGCATACCATTCAGTGCAGCTAGAGCCGCTGCCGCAGTTGTTGCACCAGTTCCACCACTTCCAATAGCGAGTGGATTAGACCCGCTTGGAAGTTGCTCAAACCTTACTGAATCACCGTTAACGGCGCCAGCAGACAAGCCTGTCAACTTATATCCACCCATAGGAAGATTCGAGGTTGGAACACCTTGACCATCTTTTGTGAGCGTATTGCTCAACCCAGACGCTAAATCTGAAATAGTATTGTTGAACAGTACCGCATCGCTCGTTTGCCCGTTTGAGATCGGGTTTCCCGGCGTGAAGACGTTAAATGTTCCGCTTCCGTTAAATGGCATTATTGGCCTCGTTTCTTAGGAAAAGTATGGATTTCACAGATTTTATGGTCATAAAGTTTATAGTTTTATGTGTTGCTGTGTTTGTTTATGAGTTTTGGCGGGGTTTTACTGGGCGGCGATAGCTGGAGCAGTCTTTAACGCTAGTCTTTGTGCAGTTTGATTGCTCAATAGATTAGCCAATTTACTAGACTGTGGCTCATTTAGCATTCTTTGCTTCAAAGCATTGCTGTTCAATAGGGCATTGGCAATGCGCCCAGTCGTAACACCAGCAGCTACGCCGGGTGCGCCAGCCAGCCCAAACGTCAAAGCACCAGCCGCCGCCCTTTGCGCTGCTCCGTGTTGGCCTTCCCTATTCCTTACGAATTGGGCTGCAATGTCTGCCAGTTCCTGCAATGGCTGATTGTTGATATTTGGCATATTGGCCAAGCGTTCCGCACTGACTTGACCCTCTATGCCTTTCTTGGCGAGCTTTTCAAGAGAAAGCATATTCCCGTATTGCTGACGTGTTTGAGCGAATGCAGCAGATTTCTCGGGGCCAAGTGAGCGATTAAGCGCATCCATAAGTGCACTTTTAAGTTCTAATGCGTGATACGCTTCGGGTGTTTTGCCCTTGCCTAGCCGATCTAGTTCACGCTTGATGTTGTAGGCAGCTTGTCCATCAATAGTTCCAGTTTGACCTTTTTCAAACAGGTCATCTATTTTGCTTTTGATTGCCTTAAAAGCATCCGAACCAAGCTCCCTATCTGCCTTTGTCTCAATTCGAGCTACATCGTCCATTAACTGACTATCGAAATTGACACCTGTGTTTCTCAAAGTCGAATCAAATTCACTGCCTAGTTTGGTGTTGGCTTTTCTCAATGCCATAGTTACATTGCTTGAATCTTGCCCAAACGTCTTAGATAGAGCCTGATTAAGCTGAGATAGCATCTTTTCCTCAGTACCAGCACGTCCGCTAAACGGAACATAATTTAGGCTTGATGCAATCGCATTCAATGGTCGACTATTGGTCAATCTGTCGGCTGGAATATCAATACCGAGTTCATTGGCTCGTTTTGCAAGATTTGCAACATCGTCACTGACACCCATTCTCAGAGCGTCACTCAGTTTATTTCCAACCGCTCCAGCAGCAGCGCCTACACCTTTCATGGCAACAGGAAGACCGCCACCAAGAGCAGCACCTACACCAGCCTCATCTGGGTTAATCAGTCCAGCAGATGCGCCGCCAGAGATAGCACCACCAGCTGCACGAGTAGCCATATTTTGGATGCCACCCATAAGACCAGGAGCTGATTTACCTGCTGTCATACCTGAGCTTTGAACGGCATTAATCAGGTTGGGTGCAGATTTTGCTACCGCAGGTATGGCCGACATTCCCTTAGCAATAGCACCGCCAACACCAGCAGTGCCAGCAATTTCAGCGCCTAACTTACCTGCGGCCTCTAGTGACTGACTTACCCCAAGCCCTTCATTTAGACTATCTACGGCTGAGTTAATTGCAGCGCGTCGCTCTGGATTCCCTATTGACTTTGTGTTGCCCATTAGCATGTCATATGGTGTCATCAGAGTAGCACCAATCTCACCAGCACCGCGAAGGCCACCGGATAGCAGACTTCCAATGATAGGTGTCCTAGATTGGCGTGGCGATGGAGTAGAGCCTCCAGACAAGTGCGACAAGCCTTGATCGGAGACCTTACTTAAGTCCCCGGCCTGTAATGCCATTAAGTCAGCGTCTGAGAGCTTGGTTAAATCCATTATTTACCTCCACGGCGGCGAGCAATTTCAGCTTGAATTGCTGACATATCAAAGCCAGCCGGAGCATCAGCGTTTTGAGCTTGGGGTTTTCCTATGATTTGTGCCGGTAGTTTCTCTCGCTGTGCTTCTGGCAATTCAGTCAGCATACCTCGAATGGCGATAGCCCTTGCATTGGCTTTTTGATCTTTTACGGCTTTACTTTCTCCAACTTGTGGAAAATACTGTTTATTTGCTGAATCAAATTCAGTCGGAGATATTGCAGCACCAGATTCACGACGCAAAACAGCGTTAACAAAATCACGTTTTGCTTGGTCAAGTTGTTGTCTGCTTTCGGTCTGTAATGCGTTTATCGTTGAACCTATACCCATTCCAGCAGTTGCACCCGGAAGAGACACCTCAGTGCCGCCGGAAGCCAACTTTGCCATAATCTCATCAGCATTTTTCATGCGTGAGCCAAACAATGCAGCTTTAGCCTGAGAATCTGTCAATGCTTTCTCTTTAGCCCCAATAGGTGCTCCATCACTAGTCACCGGCGTAGATTGCCCTGTCATCTTATTGATCAGAACGCCGCGTTCAGTGTCATATACGCTCTGCCCGATAGTCTCGCGTGATCGCGCATCAGTCATATCCTGACCACGCATAGTTACACCCCGATTCAATGCACCCTCTGACACAGCACGAGCATTAGATAGAAGTGCGTCGGGGGTGCTTGTCTTCTCGATTCCTTGGCCGATAGCTTCCATCGTATAGGGATTAAGTCCCTGCAATTTACCGCCAACATCAGAGATATTCAGCTTAGGCATTTCCTTTCCTTCAAGTGGCCTAAACGTAGATTCTGGCTGTTTGCTGTTTACATCAACATATCCATGGGTGATTGAACCATCCGGGTTATGAATAGAGGTTTTTTCCCATTTGGATTCCTTCGGCATGAATTGCGAAGTAAACAGGGTTTGACCCATTTGATTCATGGACGGATTGCTCGATTGCATCATCAAGTCCATTGCACGACTCATATCTGGGCCTTTTCCGGGGACTGTGACGTTAGGGCCACCCTCAGCCGCGTCATTGGTCGGAGCCATTACCGATTGGCTAGGCGTGCCGCGAAGGGCCTCTGAAATGCCGCGCATGTCGTTGGCATTGCGTTGGTGGATAGTGTCAGCCAGTGCCGATTGCCTTTCGTCGGCTTGGTTTTCAAGGTTATTGGCTTGGTAGGCATTTAGGACTTTTGCCAAGCCTTGCGTCCAGCTTGGTGCGACATAGTGCTGTCCAACCATTTGACCGGCTGGCATGGGCTCTAGGGATTGTTTACGCAGTGCCTGAGCGTATTGGCGCTGACGCTCTATATTTTGGAGAGCAATCTGGTCATCCATGCCGGGAGCAGAGAATTGTGCTGTTGCCATACTTATCCTTATTTGGAAACAGGCGATTTGCCGAATATTCCGCCATTACCGATAGCAGCCGCACCCAGCCCGAATAGACCGCCCATTGCATTGGAAACCCCTGCATTGGCTGCATTTACAGCATTATTGGCAGCACTGTATTGACTATTTGCAGCGCCCAGAAGGTCAGCACCTTGCGTCGTGGCCTGTTGAGCATAGTTGCTAAATGTCGGGTTCGTCACCTGAGATCCAGTGCGTATTGCGTTCAATTCATTCATTGGCAGGTTGCGATTGGTCAATGCCTGAGCATATTGCTGTGCCTGTTGGCCCTGGCCTAAACTAATACCTTGTAGTTGGGCCTGCATGCGTGCGTCATTCTGAGTGCGGCCTAAGTCACCCTGAGCGTTTTTCCATGCCTCGGAGCCTTGTGTGATACCCTGATTTGCCAGTTTTGTATCCAGCATTTCCTGATCGCGCTGCTGCTGTGGAAGCAGTCGAGCGTTAAGCAGATCAGAGGCGTTATTCGTTGCCTGAGTAGGGTCATACGACTGGGGAATATCCTGCCCCATAGTCTGGCCTACACGGGCCGTAGCTGCATCTTGTAGGCTGGCAAGACCTTCGCTAGTCTTATTCGATTGGTCTAGGAGTCTTTGACCAACATCATTTAAGTTAATGCTTTGCGTCCACTGATTATTGGGAGTGCCGTCTGGATTTGTACCCTGTGCCCATGTCAGAGAGCCATAAGGTGTAATTTGATTGGCTCGATTAGCCTGTGTCGCATATTGGGCAGCTTGTAGGTTACCTGCGGCGGTTGCATTGGCTGCGCTTGTATAGTCAGGTGCTGCGGGTGCTGATTGTTTACCGATGCCCATATTTCAATCCCTCAAAAATCGACAT